TATAAAGAGTAACCTTCTCCCCATTTACTCCTGAAGAAAAAGTTGTCTTTTCTGTGTGTACTTTTCTTTTTGTGCTGTACTTTCTCTTCTTTCCATTGCCATCATACAGCACACCCTTCTCTTCTTCATCAAGATCTGCAATTTCATTGGCGAGCTTACGTATCTTGACTTCGTTGATCATCTGATTGCAATAAGCCTTACTGTTGGCTGTAAGAGCTGTGTACCATTGTGCGACAGTAGAATAATATCCCAAAGTCTCGCCGTAGGTGTTGTTCATGGAAGCGACGATTTTTCTTTCGGCTTCCTTGCCGCCCTTAAATTCTTTCAGTTTGGCTATATCCGTATTGATGGCGGATACAATCTCCGTTCTTTGCTGTATCTCCTGCTGACGCAACGCCTTTGCCTTTTCTTCCTCAGCCGACAGACCGTCTATGCTGTCTGCTGCCTTGTCAGAAGATGTCGCAAGATAAGATATGGCTTCCGTCAGTGCCCAGATGGCAATACCTACGCCGGTGGATATAAGTAGAGACTTGATAGCCACTTTCAGCGTAGTGGCTCCGACAGCTGCACCCGTAAACGCAGCTTGCAGCACTCTTGTCACGGCTGCTGTGCCTATCATTGTGGATCTTGATACAATCAAGGCTGCATTAGTGGCAAATACACGAGCTTTGGTTATCGTAAGACTGACGTTAAAGAAGTCGAAAGCTCCCTTTAAAGCCAATATGGAGACAAGTACATTTCCAGCCTGTGACAACATATTCAAGCCGGGCATTATACCGTTTACTGCCGACGATATGCCGTCTGTCAATTCCGAGAATCGGTTTTTAAACATCTGCAGCTTGGCTGAACCACTTTTGCCGACAGCGTTAAAAGACTCCTTCATGGTTCCCGCGCTGCCCTTCATCGCTTTTACGTTCTCGTCAAACTTGGACGCAAGCTGTCCTGTAAGCGGTCCCAATGCTCTCAGACTCTCGGCGCTTCCAAACAGCTTTCCGTAGATTTCCTGCTCAAGCATACCGCTGCTCTGTGCAAAGGATTTGACGTTTTTGTCGAGATTAGTAAGGAAATTACTGAAACCGCCTGCCGCCTTGATGGCTGCCGCGTCAAACTCTATACCCATCTGCTGCGCCATCTTGCTTGCTTCGCTTGACGGTTTTACCAAAGCGGTAAAAATTGCAGCCATCTGAGTCGCCACCTCGTTCGTATTTCCACTTACACCCGTGAGTGTGGCGAAGCTTGCCAGAAGTTCGTCTATACTCACACCCAAAGTGGCTGCATTGCCGGTCACTCGTGGCAGGGCACCGGCAAGCTGCTCGAACGACGTAACACCGTTCTTCGCCGTGAGCTGTATTTTGTCCTGGACGTCTCCTGCGGCATCCCATTCGAGTCCGTAGTTCTTGATTACCGTTGACGTAACCTTTACCACCTCTCCAAGATCAGCAATACCTCCGACGGAGGCTATTGCCGACTTGTTAAGATATTCAAGCCAGTTGTCTTCAGGTACGCCGTTACTTATGACCTGATAAAGTCCGTTGGCAAGCTCTTCACGCGCCACCGGCAAGGTCTTCGAAAGTTCCGTCACTTCACTTTTGAGTTTGGCGAAGTCTTCTCCGCTTTTCCCCGCCATCGTATTGGCTGCATTCATGGATGCACTGAAAGTACGGCTTTCTTCTGTTACGGAATTGAGAGTACTCGCAATTTGTGAAACGGCGCTGTTTACATTCTGGATCTTTTGGACATACTGGTTGAAGTTCAATATCGTTTTATTGAACTTCTCAGTATCCGTTCTTGCTGCGCCAAGGGCTCTGTGCAAGTCTTCCACTGAGGCGGTAGCCGCAACCAGTTGTTCTTTACCGTCAACGGCCAGCTTAACGTTAAATTTTATTTCCTTTGCCATATTTTCAGCGTGTAAGTAACCTGACTGTCAGATATTCTTCGTATCTTTGGGGATGTAAAGTATTTATTTTAATAATCAGTTATGAACCAGAATACCGATTCCAAATCAGAAGTCTCAAGCAAAGATACGGTCAACAAGGAAGAACTCAAGGCGAAAATCGTCAGTATCGAAGTTGTCGGCACAGATACCGTCCCTCGAAGAAAGCATTCGAAGAAATTCGAACGTTGGAACACGATCGCCGTACTGTCCTTCTTTGTTTTGATTGGAAGTTTAGCATATAGCGCTTTCGACGGGTTGTCGATGGGATGCTTGACAACGACAGTCGCCAGTTACGCTGTGTTCTTTTATTCCTTCGGACAATTGGATTTAATTGACTGGGACGAACGGACGGGGCGTACCCGCTAAATTCGTCTCGTCTTTTCGAGAACCTTTCTGAATCTTGCCAGAGCTTCGCTTTTGGAGATTTTTGAAGAATCTTTATTGTCCCTTTCCGCCTTTCCGTCCCACGGGAACGAAAACAGCTTGTGAGGGGTCAGACCCTTCTTTGCGTACGGCTGCACGGTGAAGAACGCAAGCGTACGCATACACTCCCATTGCGTTCTGTATTGCGTCTCTTGCCGTTCCGCATACGCTTTGTATATACTGCCGAACTCTTCCGGAGTGAACATGCAGAAATCGCTGTAGGGCAAGCCGATGTCTCCAACGGCTATACCCAACAGTTCAAGGATGCCTAACTTTTTTTTTCAGCGCCAGCATCTTCCTGGTCTTCTGTGTTGCCGTTTATGGATTCCGTCCATTCCGTGATGTCCTCCGGAGTCAGACTGTCCGCAAATTCCATAAGCGACATGTCGAACTCCTTGCCTTCTCTCTTGCATGCCGATTTTACGCAGCAGAATAGATATGTGCACATGTCAGAAAGACTACCGTCAATCTCGGTGGCTTCCTTTCCGGTTTCTTCCTTGAAGCGCAGCATTGCGCCCATGGTCTGACGGCAAGGGTATTCCTCGCCGTTGACCTTTATTGTAAGCTTTGCCATATCTGTTATACGCTTTCTGCCGTTGTTGCCTTGCCCGGATAAATCTCGGGTTCTCCGTCGTTCTCAAGAGATCCGCTGTAGGTAGAGTCATCCTGCGCTGGAGCCTGCTGTTCCAGAGACGCGATGACAAAGTTTCCCTTGACGTAAGGTTTCGTGTCGTTCTCTCGCTTGAACGCCTCCACCTCCACACTGGCACCCTTGCCCCAAAGCGGAGCAATCTCGTCGTAGCCGTTTTCGGTCTCGCCGTAAAACACAAGGCCCTCGAAATTGATGGACATACTAAGGCCGGTGACACCCTTGCCCTTCCACATTCCCTTCGACTTCTTCTCGCTTGCCGCCGGCTTGACGGCGCGGTCTTTGGTCTCGGTGTTGAAGGTCAGCGTATGCGAGGTACAATGACCGACGGCTTTGCCGCCTACCTTCAGCAGCAGGTCGCTGCCGTTTACATAATCGTTTACTTCTGCCATATTGTTATGTGTTAAATTTGTTTATACTCTGACATCAAAGACAAGAACCTGGACGAAAGCGTCCCCTTCGTACGTCTCACTGCTGTCAACAAGTGTACAGCTGCGGAGATTAAGACCATCGGACGACATCGTCTTGTGATCGAGAGCGACTCGCACAGCCTCAGCAAGGTCAACGCTTTCGGAATAACCAGATGCGTAGCACGCCACTTCCATCTCCACGCTTTCCGCTCTGCGCGGGTCTGTCTTTGCCGTTCTGCCGTCAAGCCTCAGACGTCTGTATGTCACGTAGGGCAATATCAGATTCTCGGTAGGAGAAAATACAGGAATGATATTACATGTGATTTCCTTCACCTTTTCATTGTCCAGCAGGACATCACGAATGACGATGCCTGCACTGAGCGAACTCCTTTCCTTTTCCATTTTCCTTATTCTCTTAATCCAACAGGCCGCGTTTGCGGGCTGCCTTGTCAATGTTCTTTCTGAAATCGTCGAAGATGCGGTTCTCCACGCCGTCAGCCGTCTCGCGCTCGGTCTTCTCAAGGAAGTGGTAACCGCGCATATAGCCGGTGGAATGACCGCTGCGCTTGTAGTTGCGCACCTTGGCTCCGCTCCATCGGCTGCTGCTGAAGAACGACTTCTTCCTGCGGCCTACGTTACGGCTCCTCGTGCCGTCTTCCGCCCACATGAGCACCGGCTTGAGATATCCCTGACGGTTCTGATGGACGCCTCTGATTCTTCCGTGCGGCTTCACGCTCACCATGAATCCCGTTCCGTAGCGTTCCGGATAGGTACGGACGTAAATGCCGCGCGACACCTTCTGACGGGTTCCGGCTCCGAGAGGTCTGCCTCCCTTGCCGCCCGGAGACGACGAAAGGTTGGCTACGGCTGCTCTCTTCACCCGGTTTCCCTCACGTCTCATGGCACCCTTCATCGCCTTGCGCTGCTCTTTCAGGTCAAGCGCCTCGAAGACTTCCTTGAACGGATTCTTTATGTCTGTGACTCTGTTGTTTGCCATGATTCATGCTTTAATATATTTATTCGTTTATTCTCTCACAGACCAAGGTATTGAAACCTCTGTCAATGTTCGGAATGACGGAGACGACGGTGTAAAGATGCCCGCCCATGTGTTCCACACGCCAGCCTTCTTCAATATGATGGGCGTCCCGCACGTTCCACTCTGTCCGATAGTCGGCAAAGGCTTCGCCTACCTCGTCAGACCGCGAGCCGGTCAGTTTCCGGCGTTCCGCCCAGACCGTAGCGCAGCGCTCCCATACCGTCGATTTCTCGCCGAAGCGGTTCGCCGTCACTACAGGGCGTCTCACTATGAGCTTATATTTGAGTCTGCCTGCCTTCATTCCTCGTCTCCTTCCTTATAACGGCGTATCCTGACAAACGGTTTCACCAGTGCCGACACGCCGAAGGGAACTTCGTGCTGCTGCACGCCTTGCGTTCCTTCCGCGTTGTCGTACCACGAGCCGGCCATCAGCATAACCGCCTGCACGATGGACGGAGGAAGGGCTCCGCCGCCCATTTCCATCAGCTCGTCGGCGGTCCGGTTCGTTGCCAGAACCACCTGTTCTTCGGCTGCATCGAGATAGAGCTGCAGCTTCTCGTCGTCGGTGTCGAAATCATCGGCGCGGACATGCTTCTTGAGCAGACTTAACGGTATTGTTGCCATGACAGCCTTTTGTCTTTACCTGGTTAACCTGCGTGCTTGCTGAGCTGCGCGAACGCCTCCTGACGCAGTACGGTCAGAGCGTAGTCGAGGTTTATCACGAAGTCGATGGAGTTCTTGCGGGCGAGAGTGTAAGGATCCACGATGATTGTCATTTCGCCGAAGATACCCTGCGGGGCATACTTGAACGAACCGAACTGAACATCCCCCTCTGCCACGTAAGGAGAACAGAAGACGGGCACGCCTGCAATCTTGCCGTTGTCATCCACGATAGCCTGGTTCGAACCTTCCCACTTCGGAGAACCCTCAAGCAGAGCCTTCTCCGTCTCGGTCATGACGTAGCACAGACCCTCGGGCATGATGCCGGAACCGAGGACGAGACCCTTGAGTTTGAGAAGTTCCTTGTATGTCGGAATCTCGCCTGTATACTCCATCTTGTTTGCTGCCTTGAGATTGACGAACGGACCCACAAGATTGGTGGCGTTCGATACCTTTGTCTTCGAAAACATGATCTTGTTCATGAGCGCTGCGACGGCAACAGGCATGTACTGTGTGGCTACGGTCTGAAGAAGATCCGCAGTCTCATTGAGAGCCTCGCGTGTGATAGGAACCGCCACGCCGATACGCTCCGGTTTCGCGATGAGCTTACTGAGGGGAATCTTGGTGTCGCCAAGCTTGGCGCCCTCGTCATTGATGGTTGCCTCGAATGCCTCCACTACTGGCCACTGATAGTTACCCTTAAGACCGGTAAGCAAAGGAGAACCGATGGCGGACAGAATAAGATTGCCGTAAAGAGGCTCCACGATGTCGCCCATGGTTACAGGGCCGGGATTTGTCGATGCGTCCGGATTGAGGTAGCCGGAAGTGTTGCCGCCGAAGTCGCTTGCGACGGCACGGCTGATCTTCAGCTCGAAGCGCTTGTTCTGGGAAATAAACTCTCTCATCTGACGGTTCGCTTCCTCTGCGTCCTCACGCTTCATGACCACGATGTTCTCGGTGTTGGCCTTGATCTTCATCTCAAGGATGTCCATTTCTCGATAGAGAGCCTTCTTTTCTCCCTTCTCCGCTTCGGTGAGCTCACTGCGGGCCTTGTCTTTCTCAAGACCTTCAGCCATCTCCTTGAGACGAGCCTTGATAGCGTCAATACGCTCGTAGGCTTCGCGGAAGTTGAATTTTACCTTACTCATAAAAACAAAACTTTAAATTAAAATTAAACAAAATGATTCCATTTACGGGTACGCTCAGTCGATCCTGCGGTCTATTACCTCTCGGAGCTCCTTCAGTTCCCGGCTCTTCTTCTCCACATCCACCGGATGCACATCCTCAAGCGACACCCCTGTCCTTTCCACTTCGCGACGTGTGACGTCGGTCTGTTCGAAGGCAGGATTGGGAGTTATGGTGAAGTCGTACACGTTGTCAATTCGCTTCACGTGACGGATAAGGATGTCATCGCCGTCGCTGTCCTTCTCTTTCGTGCGTTCATAGCTTACCGCATTCTCTGAGTCAGCCTCATCGGTTGAATAGATGAAGGAACATCCGTCGATGTCACCGCGCTGCACCAGCTCCAGAGCCTTGTCGCCGTCAGCCGTACGGGGCATTTCAGCCCAGAACTTCACGCCAACCTCGTCAACCTCGTAGTTCAGCGTGCCGCTGCCGTTCTTGCTTCTTCCGAGGATGATCTTCTGGTCATGGAACATGGTGAGACGTATGTCCTGCTTGTTCAGCGTGTCCATGGTGATGCAGCCCGGCTCGAGCACTTCATAATAGCTTCTCCACCATTCGCAGAGCAGCTTCGACCGTACACCGAACTTCAGGGCGTAACCCTCGATCGTGCGGCTTTCCTTTCCTTCCTCCGTCGCTTCACGCAGATGGAGTCCGGACATTACTGATATTGTTCTTTCCTTTATCATACTTTTATTGCATTGATTGTTCTCCTCCTGACACCGCATTATCCTGATAACCCAGAGGCTTGATATTCGCCGATACGTATACGGTATCGCCGCCTTCCACTTCGGGCTGGTTCTCGATGCGTCGCCAGTCGTTGATGGTATAAATGCCGCTTTCGATGGTCTTCTTCTGGTAGTCGGCGAGCGCCTGAAGGTCCATTGCGTATATTCCGCGGCGGTCGAACATGAATTTCTCCTGACAGCAGTTCGCTCTTGAGATAAGCTTGCGCTCCAGCTCGCTTTCTATACGTCGGAGTATCGGATTAAGGGTATTGCTCAGAAACGCCACGTTTGACATTTCTGCGCTTTTGTAGTTATTGCTTGTGTCGTCAAACACGAACGACGGATGAACACCGAAGAAACGACATATCTCTCGCACCGTGAATTTTCTCGTCTCAAGGAACTGCATGTCGGTGGACGAGAGCGAAATCTGCTTGAACTCGACGTTGCCGGGGACGGAGACTATTCTCTCGCCCGACTGGAACCTCACGTCCATCGACTCTGCAGCGTTGTCAAGCTGGTCGTCCTGAACATTGCCGAATCCTGTCACGGTATTATCATTCGATACGATACCGTGCACGTTTCCTCCGTTCTGAAAACGGTATCCGGTCTCCCTTTCGCCGGATGCTGCTATCTGCATCGTACGCGCGGCATACGAGAGTACGCTTTCTCCCCTGCGTCCGTCGCTGGTATGGAGATAAAGATGTATGATGTCTTCCTCGTCGAAGGTTCCGTACACGCCGTTGTAGCTGTCAGTGATATGGTATTTGCCGTTAATGGCGTCATGCGACACCGTATGCGGAGAACAGAGCACAAGGTCCGTTATCTCTCCCATTATCCGACGTGGATATATATAGGCATTGCCGAGGACAAGCATCATCTGCACAGCCATCGACCAGAACGCCACGGCTGACATCTCTGGCTGCGGTTGCACTGTAAGAAGATAATGGAGATTGCTCTGCGTGTATTCAGTGTAGCGTCCGTTCTTGCGCCGCATGTACTGAAGACGCAGACTTGCGACGGAATCACCGAGAAGCTTCACGCAGCGATAGACAGTAGCAACCGCCATTGCCGAACCGTCACCATAAGGAGAAAAAAGGATGTTTCCGTCACCGGAGGTAGCGAGTCTTCTGCGGCTGCTGGAAGACAGGCTTTCAGAGTCGCGCTTGAAAAGTTTCCTGATATTTTGCCACCACTTGTGACTCATGCCTTAAAAAAGAAAAAACCGGCTCACCGTCCCAGAGGAGGAAGAAAGAATTTCTGTTCAGGTTCGCCGGAGTTGTAAAGTATATCGTTATGACCTAAAAAAGAAGTCGTTTTGTCTGACGCAAATTTAGCGAAATTCCGCATTACTCCAAAGCCATAACAATGATATTTTAAAGCCTTGTCAAAATAACATTGTTATCACATTGTTATCCGCAAAATCAGGGGCTTCAGAAACGAAAAAGCCTCCGATGTTCGATACACCGGAGGCTGTTGTGTGAAAAAACAAAATACAAATCACAATGCCTTGCTCATTGAGCTTAGCTTGTCTGAAATGTCATTGAGGGCAAAACGCAGGGTCTCAAGTTCCTCGTCGGAGAACTTGGCAGGCTTCCCGTTGACCGTGTTGCCGTTGAGTTTGTGTGCAAGCCATGAGCGCGACTTCTTGAAGTATGTCTTCGCTATGTACGCCATCGAAACCATGTCCGTAATCTCGCCGAGACGTTCTGCCATACGCAGTTCTTCCGCTTCCTTGGATGTCGTCTCGATGAGCGATTCAAGAGCTTCAGTAAACTCTTTCTCGTTCTCATCCCTTAGAGACTGCATTTCTGCCGCTACAGCAGCACGCTCTTCCTCTGTTGTCGCCTTGCGGTTACGCTCGGCAAGATCTTTGATTCTGTCTTTTATCTCTGTCATAATAATATATCTTTTAGGTCTTTAAAGAGACTCCTCCTTCCTTGTGACGGGGGAGTCTCTTTTTTCAGCCGTTCTTGATGTCGTTTTCCAGTTCGTCGATTTCTTTTTGTGCTATCTTTTTGTAAGTACTGGGGAACTTGTTCCAATACTCAAGATAGAAAATCAAATCTTTTTCCTTTTCTTTAAGTTCCTTTGATTTCTTCTTTTTTACCATGCTATTGTATTTGTTTTTTCACAATACAAAGGTAATAAACTTTTGTTGATTATGCAAGGAAGTGAGCGATTATTTTTCAACAAATGTTTATTTTATTGTTCCACTTTGACTCCGAAGGGTGCGCCGTCGGCGAATTGGATGTCGTCGAAGGCAGCTTCGAAGTTTTCGCCTTCGTAGCCGCAGAAGTCGCAGCCTTCGTCGTTGAGCGATAAAAAAGACATGTAATCCTTGCTGTTTTTGCTGCTCATGATGCCAAAAGGTTGGTGCTTGAGCATTTCCTGCCAGCATTCTTCGACGTTGCGGAAGGGGCGATATACGGTCTTCGGTTTTACACGAAAGCAGTCGGAATATACTGCTATAGATTCAATGTTCAGATCATCGTTATCGTCAATGTCTATCCATCTTGAACCGTTCTTGGTCTGGATGGTCCTGCCTTCCGCAAATGACCGATTTGGGTTTATTATTTTACTTCTTGAATATACGATACGATAGTGCTGAAATAAGCCTCACATGACAATAGTTTGCCTTTCTTGTTGCGTTTATGATTGCGAAAGCGCATCTCGTATACTTCCGACAGCCACAGGTCGGTATTGCGCAGGGAGTCGGTGATTAGACTTAATGCTGCCTTGTTGTACACAACATCTTTGCCTTTAGAAAGCTCAGGAAATTGCTTTTGCATTAACATTACCGCTTTGCGTGCACCTTGCAGATAGGCAGAGTACTCTTGCAGTCGGCGTAAGTCAATCTTAATATCCATGCTTGCCAACTTACGAAGCAGCTCATCCTTGCTTATATCGTCAATCATATATCAATCCTCCAAATCCATTAGTATATCTCGTAGCCAGCCCTCGACCATGATATGGTTGTAAGATGTTCTTGCCATTACGACCACAATTCATCCATTATCTCGTTGATGGTTCTCTTGACACTGTCCTTGCAGCACAGCAGGTTAGGAGAAAGCCTTAATTGGGCTATGTCAAGCAAGCCACTCTCCGCATCCTCTAATGTGCAGACGACTGGAGTTCTTCGCTTACGTCGTTCTTCCAGATATTCCTCAATCTCCTCCGTAGACAGTTCGTCAAGCACTTCTTCCCATATCTCATCCGTGTCGATCCTTACTTCGACGTCTTTATATATTGTTGCCATCGTTTGCTCCTTTCTTTTATATCCTTGTTGATTCTGATTTTTTTTATTTGTTTAATCGCTTAGCCTATGCTGCATCATAAGTCGCCATGCGACCACGTTTCCGAAACAGGTAGACCGGAATCGTATGCGCTTTCTGTGATAGCTGAATTCGCACACCCATCTGCGTCTTGTCTGACCGACAAAACCGACGCCACGAACCAATCGTCCGCTTGTTCCGCGTCCGTTCTGTTCTCTGCCCTTGCCGAGGTTACGCTGTTCTTCAATGTAGATACATCCCTTTCTTATCATGTCTTTTCTTTATTGTTTTACCATTTCAGTATTCCCTTGAATGCCTTTTGTATTCCTGCACGTTTCACTTCATCAGACGGATGGCAGTACGTGTCCATTGTTATCTCAACCCCGGCATGTCCGAGGATGGAAGAAACAGTCTTTACGTCTACGCCTTTCTCTATCATCTGAGTTGCGAAGGTATGCCTCAGACAATGATATTTAAGATATGGTACTTTAGCTGCCTTGAGCATATTCTGAAACCATATCCTGAGAGTCCTTGTGCAAGTCGGTGTGTCTTTTAGCGTAGCGACGAAATAGTCATCCGGATAAATCTTTGCATAGTTCTGTAGTATCTTACGTAACCTTGGCACCATCGGGATATAACGGTCTGACGTGGCACTCTTGGGAGACTGCAATTGTCGAGACATAACATAAGCTTCGTTGGGATGGAGTATTTTTTGAACATCTTTAGTTATTGACACACATGTACGCTGTATATGTATGACTCCCTCGTCGAAATCCAAGTCGGAGAACTTCAGACCACATGCTTCACCTATGCGTATACCCGTAAACATCGTAACCACAATGACAAGTCCGGCAGGAGTGGGATTGCTCTCAAATACCTTTATTATCCGCTCATACTCATCCATAGTAAACCTCTTGACACGTTGTCTTGTCGGGTTCTTGCGACTGTCTTTTTCATGTTTTACCTTCCAGTCTATTGACGGCAGATTGCTTATACCTAAGTTTTTGTCAGCATAGCGCATTACCATTCTGAAGATCATCAGTAAATCGGTTCTATAATGGCTGCTCATCTGAAGCTCGCAAAATGTCTCAAAAACACCTTTCATCTTAATCTCGTCAAGAGAGCATATATCCGTATCTGCATCGATGACCTTTGCGAAAGTATTGCGGTCAAACCTGTATTTGGCGAATGTAGTATCTTTCACCTCCGCCTTATGCTCCTCCAGCCACTTGTCGAAAACTTCAAAGAATGTCATATATTTTACTTCCTCCTTTTTTCTTTTATTGTTCTACAATACGGTCTCCAGGCTTGGCGATAACAACATCACTGAACCCGAGAGCGTCGTCATTTTTGTTAAGCAATATATAGCGGGTCTTGACCGTGCGCTCAAGCACGTCGCCATGATAGACATACCCCATAACGCCGCGTATGCTGAGATTAAGCAGCAGCAGCGGAATGGCGCGGTCGGACAGTTCCCAGACGGTTATCATATTCCGTGACGGGAAATACTCCCACGGAATGACACGCTTGCACTGTTCCCACCATGCGCTTATGATAAGACCACCCGTGCCGGCTGTCGGCTCGTGTATGGTTCCGGTTGTGGGCAAAGCCAGCTTGGCCACTATCTCCGACACCTCCACAGGAGTGAAGTCCTGCTTCTGTTTCTTGCGCTGCGCGAATTCCTCCTCGTACATCTGCCTGAACCAGTCGTAGCTCATGTCATACCCGTTAATGTCGAGCAGCTCTTTGTAGATAGCATCGCGCCGTTTCTTGTCGCCCATGACAATGTCCATGACAGCCTGCGGAAGGTCCATTATGTCCTCCACTTTGAATATTCTGCAGCAGTCTTCCTTTTTCATAATGATTTTCTGTTTCTTGTTTTTGTTATCTCTCGTACGACATCATCAGGCCGATGGTCATCAGCATTGTGATGGTGCCGTCTATCTTTCTGTATTGTGACAGCTTCAGCGGCTTTTTGTTCTCCAGCCTGTCCGTATCGATTGCACAGTTGGAGAGGCAGTAGGCGTTTATGGGATTTGCGTCCAGGACAATCTGCGGAGGGTCTGCCCATGCCATCATCTCGAACGACTCCACCGGAAGGTTGAACGAGCCGTATGTCTGGGAGAACGGCATCAGCACATGCTTGGCTCCGACGGAGGACAGAATGTTTACGAGGTCGCGGCTCTTGTATGCGTCGTAGCCGATACGGATAATGCGCAGCGTCTTCGCCCGGCGCTGTATGTCGTCCGCTATCATTCTCACGTCAATGCAGTCTCCGGCACAGAACTTCAGGTAGCCCTGCTCGTGCCACGTCCGGTAGAGCTGCTCATTCGGATGTCCCCGGAGTGCTCCTTCTGGGAAGTAGTATTCCGTATGACTGTAGAATCTTTTCGTTTCCGGAGAATACACCGTGTACGACACCGCAGAGAAGTCGTCATGGACGGAGAGGTCGAATGCGACGGCACAGTCCAGACCACTCCTGACGCCGTCAATGTCGAATCCGGAGCACAGGCTTGCCGCCTTCTCGTACGTGAACCACGTCTTCTGCTCGTTGGTGGCGAAGACGTTCAGAAGCTTCGTTCGGAAGATCATCATGTTCTCGGCTGAGAGCTGCGCGTTCCGGTATTCCTCCTCGTAGTAGTCCGACTGCACCGTTATGCCCAAATGGGGCTGCACCTTGTGCCAGGTCAGCGGAGAGTCTTCGGCGTCGTCCACGTCCGGCATGAACAGCGAGGCGAACACGCGGTCGTTCCGCGTCTCCTCCCTCAGGATGCTCTTCACGCCTTCCAGCTCATGAGCGAACGGGCCGTCCACCACTTCGCTTGCCGTCGTAATGACCACCGTCAGAGGTTCGCGCCGCGGACCCATTGACGAGGTGAGCGTGTTCTTCAGGTCAGCTCCGTTCTTCGATGCAGTGTTGCGTGCCTGGGAGTATTCGTCCATTATCACCAGCGAAGCGAACAGACCGTCCTGCGTCTTTGCGTTTGCCGTCAGACAGCGGATGAAGGCGTCGCGGCCAGCCTTACGGAACGTGATCTTCTCGCGGTTCACGCGGAAGCTGGTCTCTCGCGGATCTATGTCGCGCATGATGGCACGTATCTCGTCAAAGCAGATCTTCGCCTGTTCGTAGGAGTTGGCGCCGACATAAGCCTGTGCGTTGTTGTCGCCGAACAACATGTCGTATACGGCAAGTGAGGCGGCACTGGTGGTCTTCGAGAACTTACGGGGCACGAATATGTATACCTGACGTGTCAGCCGTCGTCCTTCCTTGTCAACGAATCCGAAGATGTTCGCAAACTGGAAGCATTGCACCGGCGTAAGCTTGTAGCGTGTTCGCCCGCTGCGTCCGTTGAAGCGCAGCATCTCGTAGAACCGGAAGAACTTCTTCACTCTCTTCGCCTTCCATTCATAATGCCCGAGCATCCGGAAGAATCTTCTTACAGCGAGCACCTCGTAAAGGTTGTGTTGCTCCGGATTGTTCGTGACGTCTTCCACGTACCACAGCAGTCTCTTGTCCGTATCGGCAAGGGCATAGCCGAACGAGCCGGTGTACTCCGGCTTCATCCGCTGCAGGTCTCTTACGGCGTCCTCTTTCAGATCCCGATAATGTTGCTTTTCTGTCTCAGTCATTCAAAGAATTTTGTTTCGCCGGTCGCTGCCGGCCCTTATTCGTCCTCGCCGAAAGCCTTGAGGAAGTTGTCCAGACCGTCGCCTCCGTTAGCTTTCACTTCCTTTCCGTCCGTGTTCATGCCGAGTGCACGCAGGGCACGCTGGGCGTAGGTCATGTATGTCATGTACAGCTTTTCTGACGACGCCACCACCTGACGTTCGTTGCCTTCACGGGAGTATTCCGTCTTGACGGCTGCGTGTGACGCCTTGAATATCTCGTCTTCCAGCTCGTCGCACCTCACAAGCAGACGGGCGGCTATCTGTGCCTGTACGGACATTTCCGGGCTGTACTTGCCCTGCTTCTTGAGCAGCTTCACCAGATAGTCCTTCTTGTTCTTCACCGCCTTCTTCTTCCGGCTCACGCATTCCCTGTCCTTCTTCTCCGTCTTCTTCCGTTCTTCCTCGTCCATCTGGAGGCAGCCTACGGAAGCTACAGTACCGTCCGCTGACGTTTCGCCGGCACGAATCATCGTGGTGCTGTAGCCACGGCTCTTTCCGCGGGTCTTCAGGTAGAAGGTGATGGCCTGTGTGTCTCCTGCCTTGATGCGCTCCATCAGCTTTTCCTCGGCGGCGTCGGTCATTTCGTCCCTGATACTGTCTGCCTCGGCAGCAAACTCCGGGTCACGCCGTCGCCAACGGTAGTACAGCCTTCTTTCCACTCCTGCCTGTTCACATGCCTTGCTGACATTGCCATGGGCAGCGTTCAGGGCTTCGAGCATTGATTTTTTCAAGTCATCCATTGCCGGTATGGTAATCCCGTTATCTTGGAGAGACTGAACCAGGTGTCACAACAGGTGTCACAGTGTGACAGTTTGGGCGTATACTGTGACACCCCCCAGACACTTTTTATTTCCACGCGTGTGGAAATAGGACGGGGCGAGGTTTACAAAGGGTATACCCCCTTTTTAAAAACACCCTCCCCCTTTCTTTCTGACGCTGTTTTGATGTCACAACATGTCTGTCACAGGACGCACCTTAGGAAGACGCACCTATGAAGGACGCGCCTATAGGAAGACGCACCTGTGAAGGTCGCTGTGTCTTGTCTCTCCGTGTTAATGTTATTTACTCTCGTTGTCTTCGTCAAGGAAGCGTTCCTTGAAGTGTTCCAGACGTTTCGCCTGCACTCTCTTGTTGTGTTTCGCGCCTGACCGTCCCATTTCCGTGTGTGTCTTGACATGGCAGTCATGGCACAGGGAGCGGAGATTGTGCACGTCAAACATCAGCCGGCGCATTTCGGTCTGCGTCATGGCGTCTTCCACCGGCTTGACGTGGTGTACTTCAGAAGCTGCTCTCGTTCGCCCTTCCTCCATGCAGCGCTCACACAATGGATTCTGCGTCAGCTTGTACCGTCGCAGTTCAGCCCAGTGACGTGACTGTATCATCTTACGGTAGTCTTCATCATTGTTCCTTTTCATCTAATCGGTTTAGTATGGTTATATATTCTTGGTTGATTCTCTCAAGGATCTCACAGTATACTTCCTGAGGATCCTCGCCGTTGATTTCAGCCCTGCGTTTCACTATGTCCCTTATGCGGGCTCTTGCCGTGCGCGGGCAGTGGGAGCGCAGCGCCACGAACATTCTTATATAAAGCGCGTCCGTCACCTGGTCACCGCGTGCTCCCGCTTCGCTCGCTGTCATTGTCTGCATGGTTTTATTATTCTAAACTCCACGTATGTATCATACCTTACGCAGAATGTTCCGTTTATACATTGCCGCGAATCCCGACACAGACGACACACCTCCGTGCCGGGCGCGGCGTTATGTTTAGAGACTACCGTCATACGTGGCTACTTCTTTTACTCTATCACCTCCGTCACTTTGGTAAGCAAACTCGACTTCAGCTCGTATTCCGCAATCTTGCGCTGCTCCATTCTGCGTGAGACGATCTCTTCCACGTCGTTCACGTGCTGGCAACCGACGATGTAATAGAAGGGATTATGCTTGACGCGTTTCCCTTTCTTGCCTTCCACTTCTTCCGGGATGGTGACCTTTACCTTGAACCACACCTCGGACTCCATGTCACCGCAAGCCTCAGCAATTTTTGTTGCGCAGCACGATGTGATACGGAGTGCGCCTACGTCTTCTCCCGTCATCGCGTCAGTTATGATGTTCTCCACTTCGGTGAGCGTCTCGGCCTCCACCATGAATATCTTCTCCGTAGTCTTGGAGGATCCGTCAGACTCGTGTATTACGTACTTCGCCTTTGCTTCGTAGTATATTTTCATTCTGTCAAGTATTTCCTTGTTGTTATTGGTTTCTGTTTCACGGGCAGCCTCAGCGCTACTGTCCGTCTTGTCGCCCATGCTGCTGATGAAGGTCGACTCCGGAGCGTCAGGTTCGAGACTCCTTATCTTGTCTTGCAGATCCTCGGGAAGATTTAGCTTCAGACAGTACTCGCCCGCCTTGTTGTATATCTCGGGATTGTAGATCTTCTTCTGAATGGCCTTGATGGCAGCGTCCACCTCCGGGATGTCGTTCAGATTGACTTCTTCGTCGTTCTCGCTGTTCAGCATAGGTCCGCAAGCCTCAGCCCACAGACGGTGTATCGGCTTGAATGACGCTGTCTGCTCCGGATACAACGGCTCTATGTTTATGCCGGTCCTTTCCCTTACCTCTGCCGTGAACCTTCCAAGAGCTGACGCTGCCACGTCTGTCATCAGCATGGAGCAGAGAACGTACGACTTGAGCTCGCAGTCCTTCTCGTTGTTCACCTCCAGCACCTTCTTCACCTTCAGCCTCAGCGTCCCGATGTCGTCCTGCACCTGCTCATACACCATGTCGGAAAGGTCGAGCCAGTACTGATAGCGGTCCTTGAGCTTCTCTCGCATGTGCTTCTCCCACTCGTCGTACTTCTTCATCGCCTCCTTTGCCAGCTGCTTGGTACGATGACGGAAGTACTTTGTGCCGCGCATCTGGGACATGGCGTCCACCATCGTAGCCTGAGCCACGCTGTGCAGCGAGGAGACGGTGATGAAGTACAGGCCGTTGAGCTTCTCTAAGGTTCTGACCACCTCGTCTGTCCTGTTCTCTGCAAGGGCAAGGAAGTTTCTGTGTCCTACAGAGTCTGCCACGGCTTTCATGTAATGCTGCCTCAGCATGGGCGAATTTTCATAACGGCTTGCCATCATTGGCGCCTCGCTTTCTTCTTTATCTCCGCGATACGCTTCTTCACGTACTCCTGCTGCTTCTGCATTTCCTCCATGACGCGCTTCTTCGAGTCGAAGGTCAGCCTGTCGAGACGGCATTCCAAGCCGTCCTTCCATCTAAGCGTTGTCTCTGTCTTGTACTTGTCAGGAAGCCTCAGCCATAAGAATGTGCGTCCGGTGGTACGCGTCACGGTGGTCCTCACAATCACGGAGGATGATGGCAGCATCGGCACAAAGTTCTGTTCTGCCATACATTTCTTGACGTCTGACGTCGTTTGCAGTATTGTTTCTATGTCCTTCATTGTCCGTCTGTCTTCCTGTTGTTACGTTCTGCCTCTTCTGCGCGACGGCGGGCTACGGCGTTGCGGAACTTCGCGTACTCGCGCTGGCGCTCCACCTCCAGCTTGGCGTTTCTCTCCATGTACTTCACCTTCCAAAAGCGCACCTCCTTGATGTGCGCTTCTTCGGCAAAGCCCAGATCTTCCCTGTACTGTCTCTTGTGCTCCTGGAACACTTCCTCTATGCCTCTGACCTTTCCACGGTGTGCGCAGTCGATGGCGTCGAGCTTCTGCGCCTTCTCGATGCTGTTCTGCAGTCTGACCTCGTCAAACTTGTTACGGATTTCCAGCCATTCTTTCATCTCGCTCTCCGTAAGGCCGTCGGTGAAATACTGGCGTCCCATGATGTTTCCTCCCTGCTGAGGGGCGTTTGTTGTTTCTTTCTCCATAATTGTTAATTTTATTGTGTTTTGTTCACTTTGTTTCGTTTTGTTCACTTTGTTGCTGTCCCGCTATGATGGCAGCCCGGTCGTACTCTCTGATGAAGGCGTCTATCTTCGCCTCGCAGTCCGCCTTTCCTTCCACCATAGCGTCGATGTCTTCCTCTCTGACAGGCATCAGTTCTTCGGGGAAGAGATTGTCATGGGCTCGGACGATGAAGCGGCGTGCCTGACGTATCGTGTCTTTCCACAGCGTCCAGCCTCTTATGAGCATATAGAACTCGTAATATCGGCGGTCGCGTGGCTGCCATCCTTCTCCCTTGTCCTTCATAAGAGAGTCCAGAGTGTCCATGCGCTCCTTCAGCCTGTCCTCAAGCAGTTCAAGCCGGGCGCTGCGGTCACGATGATACGCCGTGAGTTGCCGTTCCCGGTAGCGTACGTCCCGCACCATCCTTACGAGCTCGTCCTGCGCCCTCGTTGTTCCGGTAGGGATGTCTATCTCCCTTATGCCCGTGATGTCGTCCGTCGAGAGGTTGCGCTTCTTGTCGAAGGCTGCCTCGTATTCGCTGTAGTCAGGCAGACCGGCTGATATTGCCTTCCTGCCGCCGCGAAACACCATAAGCCGGTATTTTATAGCCATGATACGCCCTTCATTACGCCCTTACACCCGCTGGTCCGAGCACCACGCCGCGCCGCATCCTCATAGTACGGCTGTTGTCGTAGTGTCCGTCGAGCACCTTCTGGAAGTTCGTAGGACGGAAAAGCCAGTCGAATGTCGCCGTCCATCCTTTCGATCCTCCGCCGTTAAGATAAGAGCTTGCCGCAGCGGAACACATGACGCGCCACACGGTGTCCTTGCCGTGTTCCCTGACACGGGCGGCGAACATCCGCTTGCGCTGTCCCTTTATCTCGGACCTGAGCTTAGGAATACCCTTGCCGTCCATCATCATGTTCCAGGATGTGCGTACCACGGAATAATTGACTTCAGGCTCCCTGCTCTTCGTCTCCGTCCTTCTTTCCGCCCTTCCGTCAGACTCCGAAACTTCCGCGCTTCGTGCCGCGTCGGATTCGTCCGAAGGGCGAGCCGACACAGCATTTGGCACAAATGCTGCGGTTTCTTTTTCTTTCTTTATTTCTTTTTCTTCTTTAGGGGGAGCGGGGGTGTTTTCTTCTTTGTCTTTTTTTCTTTCTGTTTCTTTGTCTGCGTATTTTTCGGCGTAAATACCGTATTTTTCGGCGTTTAATCCGTCTTTATTGTAGGATATTGCCATATCACCGTAATAATATACAGTCCTTTCGGGTGTATATGCCGTTATTCCCGTCACTCTTACGTCCTCCCTCGCTTCCGTCCGTGAGGCTGTCTCTTCCTGCTGATGGGCGTGAAGGACGTCGGTGTCGGCCTCATCGCTGATGATGTAGGGTAGGGCAGCGTCGGCGCTGCGTCCGGAGAAGTAGTGGTCCTGAATGTCACGGCTTGTCAGCACTCCGTGGCGTACATAGGTCCTTTCGTCGAGGATGCCCTCCAGCGCCATGGCCTTCACCACCTCGTCCAGCTCCTCCACCGTCATGTCGGGCAGACGTCGCAGCGTCAGCCACTTCTCTCTCTCCGTCCACTCCAGGCAGTAGCCGGCGGCGGAGATTGCGCATACCACCACAACGGCGGCTGCCATGCCTTTCGTGCCGTAACGTCCTGCAAGGCGCATCATCGGCACCGTGTCGAAGACGTCGGGCGAGATTGCCGCCGTCCTCATTCCCTTCCGGGGACGTCCCCTGCGTCTTGTGACGCGGGCTGTATCTGTTCTTTCTGTCATAACTGATATTTTTGTCCATATATGTTGTATGATAGCCAGCGTCCCGGTCTGCCGAATCGGGAAGAAACGATAAAGGCTCCTATCCTCGCGGACGGAAGCCTCAACAAAATCATTTAAATCTGTGGTCGAAAGACCTTTAAACCTTAAAATGTTCAAATTCGCTTTTATCTGTCAATTTGCACCGCCCTGCATC